GACACCTTACCTATTCTTTATGAAGGAAGTCGTCATACTGTAACAGGTGCATCATATACACCTACAAATGGTAAGATGGTGATTACTGCAGGTAGACAGTTAAGTCCTACTAATGCAGCATTCAATCCATCAACAGGTATGTTGACATTAACAGTACCTAATCATGGTATACCTGCTAATGATAAAGTTAAGATAATTGATGATTCATTAATCTTTACTTGCTCTATGGATGACCATAGTAGTGAGCATAGTTATCCAAGATCTACAGATCCTAAGAGTGATGATTGGATAACTGTAGTTAATGTAACTACAAATACATTTGATGTAAATGTTGGTGCAACACCTCTAGAACACTTTAAACCTAGTGCAGCAACTTATAATCCTGCTACAGGTGATTTGGTTCTAACAATTGGTAATCATACATTATCAGTTGGTGAGGGTATTAGACTTGCTGAGGAATCTTTAATCTTTACTTGTGATTATAATAGTGATGGTAATTCTACTCAGAAGAAATATCCAAGAGCAAGTGGTGAAAATGGTACTGCTGGAGGAGCAGATAATAATACAGGAACTCCTGATCCAGCATATGATACTTCAGTTTATATTACTGCAGTAACTGGAACAACAATTACAGTTAATGTAGGAACTTCGTCTGATACTACTGCACATACCTTTGTTGCTGCTACAGATTTAACACCTACTAATGGTGCATACAACCCAACTACGGGTGTTATGACTTTGACTGCTAATGGTCATGGAATGAAGAATGGTGATTATGTTAAGATTGCTGATGGTGCTGTAACCTTTAGTTGTGCCTTTGGTGGTGCATCAGGTTCTTCTGCACAAAAGGCATATCCAAGATCAACCGATCCAATTAGCGGTAAGTGGGTTATAATTTCAGGTGTAACTACTAACACATTTGATGTTCAAGTTTTAGCATCTGCTCCTTCTACAAATACCGATACTCATACTTGGGTTTCTGGTGTTGCTAATAGTATTCAAAGAGCAGTAGTTCAAGGTGGTGGTAATTATACACACATCTTTAAATATGCTAAACCTAATAGTGTTACCTATCAAAAGCATGGATTCTCTAATGGTGAGAGAGTAAGAATTGTTGATGATTCTTTAACATTTACATGCCTTAAAGATAATAATATAACATATCATTCTTATCCTCGTGCTGGAACTGATCCTTTCTCTGGTAGATTATTAGACATTTCAAATGTAACTGATACTACTTTTGAGGTTAATGTTGGAGTCTCTCCTGATACATCTACACATACATTTAAATCAGCAGCTCCTGGTGGATTAATTCATAAAGATAATACAGTTACTATAGATGTAGGTAAAGCACCTTTACAAGGATATGATATATCTAATGCGACATATGATCCTTCAAATGGTAATCTTGTACTTACAGTTGGTACTCATAACTTAACTGCAGGTGAAGGTGTTAAACTTCTAAATGAAGCAGTTACATTTACTTGTGATCAAGATAGTGATGTATCAGAGCATTCATATCCAAGAACAACTATTGATACTCATACAGCAGGTAGTGGTACTGGATATAACCCTGCTACAGGTGTATTGACTATTGTTACTACATCTGCTCATGGAATGCAGACTGGAGATTGGGTTAAATTTGCTGACAACTCGTTAACATTTACTTGCTCTAAAGATGGTGGATCTACTGAACATCAGTATCCAAGATCTACTGATCCAGTTAGCGGTCAATGGATTCAAGCAACTGTAACTAATGCAACTACATTTACAGTAGATGTATTGCAAGGTACAATATCTACACAACAACATACTCATACATGGGTATCAGCAACTACTGATGGCATTAGTCAGAAACGTGATTTGTCTTATGATCAGACAATAACAATTGCTTCTGTTGGTAGTACTAATAAAACTGCATCTGGTGCAACATATAATCCTACAACTGGTGTATTAACAATCACTTCTAACGGTCATGGAATAAGTGGTGCTACTGAGCATACAACAACTGCTGCAACATATGCTCCTAAGACAGGAAAATTAACTTTAACTATTGCTTCTCATGGATTTAATAATGGAGATAGAATAAGAGTTAAAGCAAATTCATTAACATTTAGATGTGCTAAAGATGATTATGCAACTGTTCATACATATCCTCGTGCAACTGATCCAGTAAGTAATAAGTGGTTGACTATATCTGGAGTAACAACTAATACTTTTGATGTTAATGTTGGTTTATCTCAAGATATTTCTACTCACGAATTCATATCTGCTACTAGTAATGGAATTGAAAGAGCAGTAGGATCAGTTAAATTGGATGCTGATTCATTATCATTCACTTGTACTATGGATGGTAATAGTCAGACTAAGACATATCCAAGATCTACTGATCCAGTTAGTCAACAATGGGTTCCCATTACAAATAGTCAAACAAATACATTTGACATTTTTGTTGGTACAACTTCATTCGGTAACTTTGCTCATACTTATGTTACTGCTTCATCCAACGGTATTAAGGTTCAAGATGGAACTATTACTTTAAATGTTGGAACTTCTTCCAATACAACTACTCATGCATTTGTAAGGGCAAAAACTGCTGCTTTAAGAACAGGTGGTCTTTATACACATACATTTGTTCCAACATCTGCTATGACAGTAACAAATGGTGCATATAACCCAACTACAGGTGTTATGACACTTACTGTTAACGGTCATGGAATGGAAGATGGTGATGTAGTTAAGATGGCAGATGGATCTATAGTCTTTAGTTGCGGTTTCGGTGGTGCTTCTGGTACTGCTGCACAGAAAGCATATCCAAGATCTACTGACCCTGCGAGTGGTAAGTGGATGGTAATCTCTGGTGTAACTGCAAATACATTTGATGTACAGGTTTTAGATAATGCTCCTTCCACCAATACTGATGCACATACATTCGTATCTGCTACTGCTAATGGTGTTACTAGAGGTGTTCTTCAGACTGGTGGTAATTATACACATGCCTTTAGATCTGCTGTAGCAAATGGTATTAAGAAGCAAGGAAAAGCAATTTCCTTTATTCCTGATGGATTAACATTCACATGTGGTCTTGATGGTGGTTCTACAACTCACACATATCCTCGTAAGACTGATCCTGCTTATAATTCTGCTTTAGCAATTACTAAGTATGATACCAATACATTTACTGTAAATGTTGGTAAATCTCTTGCTGATACTATCAATACTCCATATACACCAACTAGTGCAACTTATGACCCTTCAACTGGTGATTTAGTTCTTAAGATTCCTGGACATTCTTTAACAACATCTGATAAAGTAACAATTGATAGTGAGTCTTTAGGATTTACATGTACGATGGATAATGGACAATCTACTAAGTTCTATCCTCGTTCTGGTCATGATACACGTGCTGCTGATAGACCTCTTACTATTACCGCAGTTTCTGCACAGGGTACTCCTGATGCTGATAAGACAATTACAATTAATGTCGGTGCTGCAGCTGCAAACGCACAGTTCACACCTTCTGCAGCAACTTATGATGCAGAGACTGGAGATTTAGCATTAACTATTGGTCAACATGGTATTCGTGTTGGATCAAATATCACTATTGCAGATAATGGATTAACTTTCAACTGCACAATGGATGGAGGATCTTCTAATAAAACATATCCTCGTGCTTCTGATCCTTATGGTGGACTTAAGTCTATTCCTGTTACTCATGTAGGACATAACCATCATACTATAGAAGGTGCATCATATACACCTGCTACAGGTGTGATGCAATTTACAATTACTGGTCATGGATTCTCTAATGGAGATTATGTCCAGATTGTTGATGGATCTCTTACTATGAGATGTGGACTAGATGGTAATACTACTGATCATGCTTATCCTCGTGCTGGATTTGATTATCCATCAGGTAGATGGTTAATCGTGTCTAACGTTGCAACTAATACTTTTGAAGTTAATGTTGGTATATCTTCAGATACATCTACTCATGTATTCAAAGCTGCAGCTACTAAAGGTCTTCGTAGACAGACTGGTGTAATTACAGTTAATGTTGGTGCTTCACCAATTAAGGGATACGATGTTTCTGGTGCTACATATGATCCTGCAACAGGTGTTTTAGTTCTAACTATTGGTAATCATGATCTTGCTGTTGGTACAAGTGTAAGAATTGCAAATAATTCATTAGTATTCAAGTGTGCTCAAAACTCATCTGTAACAAAGACATATCCTCGTGCTAATGGTCAAGATGGTGCAACTGCTGATGATCCAGCATATAACGATGCTGTTGCTATTACTGCAGTAACTGGTAATACAATTACTTTAAATGTTGGTACATCCTCTAATACTACTGCACATACTTTCCAGAACGCTAATAATACATATCAACCAACTGCAGTTGTTTATAACCCAACTACGGGTGTAATGACTATTACTGTTGCAGGTCATGGATTTGTTAATGGAGAGCATATTAAAATTACTGATAATTCACTTACATTTACATGTGCTAAAGATGGTAATGCGACTCAACACACATATCCTCGTGTAACAGACCCTGTAAGTAATAAGTGGTTAGTAATTTCTGGTGTAACTACAGACACATTTGATGTTCAAGTTTTAGATTCTGTTCCTTCAACTAACGTTAGTGCTCATACATTTGTAAGTGCAACAACTGATGCAATTAAGAGATCAGTTATAAGCACAGGTGGTGATTATGCACATACATTCGTAACTGCTGCTTCTAATTGTGTATCATATAAACCACAAGAGGCACATACATTTGTAAGTGCTGGATATGGTTGTGTTAGGTTGATCCGTAATACTCACACATTTGGAACTCCAACAGCAAATTCTATCATAGTCTTAGATTATAAAACTAATGATTGTATAGATGTACAAACAACCTGTGAGAATCTAATTAATATCCTTACTGATACTTTATCTGCTGCTAATGCTGCTACTCCTACAGATCATCTAGGAAGTCTTACTAAGATTGCTCCTGCACATGGATTCCTTGGTGGTCAAGTTGCTAGTTACAGGGAAGTTCCTTTCCCAATTTCTTATCATGATAGTGCTAATGATATAATCTATACGACTCAAATTGATGCTGATACACAGTATAGATTCCGTGATGCTGCTGATTTAATTCGTAAGAATGCTGGTCCTATTGTAGATAAGGCATCTGCTGATATGCTTCTTAGATATCCAGATCTTGTTTTGGATATGCCAAGAAACCAAGGTGGTGTAAGTACTAATGGTACTTTACAATGTAAGACTGACCTATCCCTACTTCTTGAAGAATTCTGTAAGGATATTGAAAATGGTGGCAATTTCCATACTGTTAATGTTTCTAAGTTCTATCTTGGTGTAAATGACGTATTATTACACATAAGATTACAGGTATTCCAGTCTGTTTATGCTCATGAACGTCTTGCATATTACATGAAGCAAGCAATAACTGGAGATCTTGTAGCTGGTTCTACTGATGATGTTATTATTAGTGATTGGGGTATTACAAATGATGCTGGTGGATGTGCAAACGTTAAGACTGCTATCGATAATTTAATCACTACACTTAATGATATTATTGCTCCAACTGATAATGACTTTAAGATTGCTGCTGATAGACTTTATTTCAACAGAAAATGGGTATCAGAAGAGGCTACTGGTGCAACAACTAATGAATTTACATATAACTTAGGTGGTACAGATTATCAAGCATTTACTTATCCTACTCAATCAGGCGGTGGTCAGGGTGGATCTGGTGAGGTTGTTTGTCAGAGAGACCTTAGATTTATCATAGAAGGTATTATTTCCGACTTACAAACAGGTGGTAATAATAGTACTATTACTGCTATGAATAACTATCTTACTGCTACTAAACAAATTAGTTCAGTAGAGAAAGAACTTCTACCAACAACATGGGCAATAGAACATATTAAGTTCTTAGCTGGTAAAGCAATCCAAAACCTTGCTTATTCTAGTACTGAATCTGTTACTGGTCAGCAGTATCAGGCACAATATACCACAACACCTGCTTGGAGGGATTCTGAAAATCCTACAACCATTAGTAATGTAGTTACTAGGATGGAGCAATTAGTTGATATTGCTGTTGATATGCTTGCTCCTGGAAGTTTAGTATCCAGAAAGGCTGGTAAGAACATTCTTTATAATGCAAATTACTATAAAGAAGAGATAACAACTGTTGTTAATGCACAATTTGGTTCTGGATCTTGGGTTTATAATGACTTTGTTGATGATATCATCATTAATAATTTACATGATTTGGTTACAACTGATGTTACTGATAAAACTTTAGGATATGAAATTACACTTTCTAGTGTAGTTCTTAACTTTAAAGTTGGTGAGCAAGTAAATTCTAGTGGTGGTGGATATGCAACTGTTCTTGAATTTAATGAAGAGAATAATTTCTTTGTTGTTGGTCCATTTACAGGAACTGCATGGAAAGGTGGAGATACTTTAGAAGGAACTACATCTGGTGCTGTAGCAACTATTGCTCAACAAGGAGTTGCTTCTCCTTATGATTGGTATAATGCTCCTGGAAATGTTAGAACTCTTGGTCAAGCAAGATTAATAACTTCTAATATTGCTGGAGAAACTTCTGGTGTTAACCTCTATTCTAATCCAGAGGCATTTGAAATTAATTGGGTTGGTACAGAATCAAATATTTTAGCAGATTCTTTAGTAGCACCTGATGGTACACTTACTGCTGAAAAACTTACATCTACTGCAGTAAATGGTGAGCATACAATTCATCGTAATTATAACTTAAGTGCATATGATACCTTTGATGATGGTACTATCAAATGGGATACTACTAATCAAAGATTTGACGAAGGTTTCAGCGATATTGATGATAATGATCAGCAGTTTACTTTCTCAGCATTTGTTAAGAAAGGAGCTTATAAAGCAGTTCGTTTCATGATTGCTCTTGATGAAGGAACAGCAGCAGTTCAAAGAGCATTCTTTGATCTTAATTTAGATGATGGTACTACTGGTTCTTGGTTTAATCCTCAGAATGGTGTTACTGTTGATGCTTTTGGTGCAGTTCCATATGGAGATGGTTGGTATAGAGCATATCTTACAATTACATTCTCCTTCGGTTTTGCTGAATTGAGATCACAAATTTATATTAAGAATGCTACTGCTTCACA